GTGGTGGCGGGCGATGAGAATGTGCTTAAGGCTGACCTGGCCGCGTTGGGCAAGCTTGGCCCGCATCTTCGGACACTCGCCGGTCAGATTAGAGACAGCATTGCCTCTGGTGGGTTGGCGCCTGCTGGTGCTGATCCGGGGTTGGCGGCGCTGCACGGGGTGTCGAAGGCTATCGCGGATGTGAAGCGGGTCGGGGCCGCGCGGTTGGACGCTATCGCCGATTTCAGTGATGAGGCTCAGCACGTCCTGGCGGTCGCTACTGGCGAGCTGGAGACCGGTTTGCGTAATCTGCCGAGCATCTATCAGCCGCCGCTGCACGTGTAGGGCGTTGGCGTGACGACGCTCGATGAGTTCATGGCGATCAATCCCAATGCCTATATGGCGGTGGTGGATACCTGGCGACCACAGACGCGGCAGTTCAAGGAAGCCTACGACGACTACAAGCGTTGGGCGGGAAGTCCTGCGGGTACTGAGTGGACCGGCCGCACGTCGAATGCAGCCTATGAGACGGCCTCCACTGACTGCCATGGCTCCGATAACGCCGACGACACTGTTGAAGAGGGCGGCAAACTCATTGGCGCCACTATCGAGTACGAGGTGTTGCCGAACCTGACCGGTGGCCAGAACCTCATCGAAAGGGTGTTGGCGCACGCCGAGCAGGGTGTGTCGATCGATCAAAATTTCAACATGACCTACACCCCGGCCGAGGGTGAAAGTGATGAGTCGATTGCCCGAAACCGCGAGCACGTCAAGGAATCTGAGCGCCAGGTCAAAGAGCACGTCGCCAAGTGGGAGAAGGGTTGCCAAACTCTTAAGGGGCAGGCCGAGGCCACGGCCCAATCGATCACCGGCTGCATAAACCCCAAGACCGCGCTGGTCGATGGTCGCAAGGTCCTGCGCGATGCTGTGGCCCCCAAGCCCGGCGACGGCACTGCTACCGCGATCGACTACAAACAGCAGTACCCCAAGGCCACCGACCCGGCGGGCACCACTCCGGCTGCCGCGAGCAACCCGGAAACGATCAATTACAAAGAGCTGTACCCGAAAACCGCGTCGGTGGATGGGCATCAGCTCGGCAGCATCGGGGCCATGCCTGGTGTCGGGGATATCGACAAGACCAAACCGGCCAAGCTCGCCCCCACCTTGGCCGACCGCGATGTTCCCGCGTTCGCCCAGGCGACCCGCGAGCGCCTGCAACATGAGGGTGTGCCCGCCAACCAGATTGAGCAGCGGGTCAATGAGGCGGTTCAGCGGGCGCAGGCACCGCGTTTTGCCCCCGACGCCGATCCGATGCGCACCCCCGGTCAGGTGCCGTTGCACAACTCGCCCGGTGATCAGTTCAACGACATCGTGGGCCGCGCTAACGATGAGGCCACCAAAACCATTGACGGCCAGATAGAGCAAGCCAAAGTTCTTACCGGGCAAGCAGGTCCGGGCGCGCCCGGTGTCGCCGAAGCATGGAAAGACGTAGGCCTGGGCGCAGTCAAGCAGGTTCATGAGCTGACGAGCGATCCACTGGCCGCGCCCAGGATGGGCATTGAACAAGCCAAAGAGTTCTACAACCATCCGGGCGAGTTCATCGGCAAGAACCTGATCCACGGCACCGAAGCCCTCGGCGGCGGGGCAATTGGCGGCGAAGCGGCAGCCGGAGCACGCGGACTACTCGGTGACCTCACCGGCACCGAAGGCCGAGCCATCACCCACGGACTAGACGACGCCAGCCCCGGACACCACACGCCAACCCAAGTCGAACATCACACGGCGACAGGCGATCACGGCGCAAGTGGGCCGCATACTCCTGACCTTAATCACGTATCCACCGAATCGGGCGGCCCTGGGGGGTGGAACCAGGAACTTAACAAGCCTGCGCCGAATACTCACTACACCGTCGATGACCAGTTCCGTTACACCACTGATGACCTTAGTCGTGTTGGCCACGCACACGCCGACTTGGACGCTAATTCGGCAGGTGATCGGAATGGCTATCAGCAGCGGATCGCGGGAGGGCCTGACCGCCTGCCAGGTGATGAAGGCGGTCATATATTCGGTACACAATTCGGCGGCCCTGGCGAGGCGATCAATATCACCGCCATGCGTGACACCCTAAATAGCGTCGGAAACCGCGAATATTACAACCTTGAAGGGGACTGGCGAAGTTACATCAGCGAGGGAAAGCAAGTCAGCGTTGATGTAGAAATTACGTACCCCGGCGATTCGAGAAGGCCAGCAATGTACTCCGTGACCACCTACGTCAATGGTAACCTCGACTCCGTCCACTCCTTCAGGAACTAGAGATGACTGAAAACACCGACGAGCCACCGTACCTAGTCCAACTTGGGGCACTGCAGGAAGACGCTGCCAAGCTGCTCTATTACAGCCTCCCCGAGGACGGTTGGGACGCCTGCACTCTCATTTTCCGAGAAGCGGCCAACTACGGAGAGTTCGTGGTCACGCGCACGAACCCTGACGGAAATGATCAGCTCATAGCCCCCTCAAACGCACTGATGGCTGCAATGATGAAATTGCGGGATTATATGGCAACCCAAGGTAAAGGCGCCTGGCTCGAAGCGGTTATGAAGGTTCAGCGGAGCCCAGCTAAATTCGTATTTGATTACAATTACGACGAACGTCCTAATTGGAAAAAGCCGCCTACGGATGAATCGTATATTGAGGATTTGGAGAAGTACCCGCGGCCGACCGATCAGATACCCGCCTGGTACCCGGCCCGCTGAACCTTCAGACGTGTTTGAGTTCCTTGAGAACTACCACAACGTATCCATCCCTTCTCGGGAGATGGAGGGCGTTGAGCTGACCTGCCGGTTGGGCGCCAGTGTCCCCGGAAACGAGATCCCGGCTCAGGCTCCCGAGCAGTTGCGTGAATTTTGGCGTCACACATCTGGCGGGCTACTTCTGGTTGACGAACAGTTCGGGATATGCGGGCTGACGCTCCATGCACCGCCGGAGGCCATGCAGCGGACGCGAGACCGGGTGGAGTACGGTTACGAGCTTTCCGAGTCGGACTGGGTGCTTGGAGAGTTTGTTGGCGACACTGACATGCTCATCGTGGATGCCCACGACAAGGTGGTTATCTCGGCGGGGTCATATCCTCGTGCCGAGTGGTACGTCTTTGACTCACTCCCTGAGGTGATAAACCGATACGTCCAGGCTGGTGCCGAAAAGTACTGGGAACGTATCGCGCAGTAATAGAGCTTCGGCCACGCTGGCGCTGCCGATTCCCTGTACGTGTGCTGTGAGCGGCGCGTACGCTTTCCCCCGGTCAGGGGTATCGAATCGAGGGGAAGGTCTTCGCTCATGTCAGCACCACAGTCGGCGGCGCCGGGTTGGTATCCCGACCCATCGGGCGCGCCAGGGCAGCGGTATTTCGACGGCACTAACTGGACCGTCACGGCACCACCGCCGCCGCCCGCACCGGCCCCGAAGAAGGGCCGCAAGTGGCCGTGGATCGTCGGTGGCGTTGTGGTGCTTCTCTTCATTGCGGGTCTGGTGGGTGGCAAGAAAGAGGACGACAAACCCGCTAGTGCGACGCCAGCGGCCAGCGCGCCACGGTCCGGTGGTAGCGGAGCGACACAGGCCGAGAAAGCGGCGCCGGGCGTTGGGTCCGAGGTGCGCGACGGCAAGTTTGCGTTCGTCGTGGACAAGATCGACATTGGCAAGAGCGTGGTCGGCCGCGACGACAACCAGTTCATGCAGAAGAAGGCCCAGGGCGAATGGGCAGTGCTGTCGATGACGGTCACCAACATCAGTGACAAGCCACAGACGTTTTTCGCTGAGAATCAAAAACTCATCGCAGGTGGTAAGACATTCTCGGCGGACAGCACCGCTTCGATGTACCTCGTTGACGACGCGCTAATGACAGAGATAAACCCCGGCAACAAGATTGACGTGAAGGTCGCCTTCGATGTGCCAGTGGGTACCGAGCCTGATCAGGTCAAGCTGCACGATTCAGCTTTCTCTGGCGGTGTCACGATCAACCTCAAGCGGACAAGCTAGTCGACATTGGAACCAGCCCCGCCCCAGGCATTGCCGAAGGCGGGGCTGGTTGCATGTCGGTCGGCTATTCGCCCCAAGGGCTCTGATATGCGCGCGCCGCTGCATGCGTGGCCAGCAGTGCAGCTGCGACAAGTGGCGCACTATCGATCGGTAGCCGTGAGGGAATATCCACGATGGCCAGCCGGTCATGCCGCTCATCGATTCGAACTTCTCCGTAGGCCCATCCTTGGCCTGTAATGGGGACCCGCACCGTCCGGCTGCCGTACTCGTCGGTCGCGACGGTGGGTAGCTCGACAACCAGGCAGCCCTTGGCGCTGAGCTTGTCGACCAGGGTTGACGCGACATGCGCGGCGATTTGCGCCTGCGTGTATGTCCTGGTCTCCGTCTCGCCTTCGGCGCCGATGGTCTTCCGCATGGTAAGTCCAAAGAAGTGCGGAATCTCTTCGATGACCTCACGAATGGCCCTCTTGGCGTCCATAGGTCAGTTGTACGCCCAGGGGCCGACAATGCGTGTCGCTCTGCCTACAGCCTTCCCTCCAGCTGTGCAGGAAGTGGCGGTACGTTGCCGTGGGCGCCGCCCTGAATCCACCGTCGAAGCTCGCGCAGGTGAGCCAGGGCGATGCCTAGCACCTTCTGCTCTTCGGTCAGCCGGTCCTCCAGTGCTTGAACGCGGCCACCGAGTGCTCCGATGGCGGCGTTGTGGGCTTCGCGCTGCTCGGCCATGGCGGCGGCGAAGGTCTCGCGCTGCTCGGTGGCGAAGGCTTTCCAGTCCGCAGAGCTGTTGGCGTCCTTGGCGTTCCAGCGGTCTACTAGTGACTTGATGGCCGTGCCGATGACCCCGCCCGCAAGCAGGCTGACGGCGAGTTCAAGCCACTGGTCGAGGGTCACCGGTTGGTCTCGTCACTCTTGGTCGAGCCCCCGCGCGGAATGTGGGCCGTTGCGATGGCCTGACCGCCGACGACGAACACCGTCGAAATGAGGTTCAGCCACAGCGGGGCTGCCTGCTCGTCTACGACGTTGTAGTAGAGCATGAGCGAAAACAGCGCCACGGCAACGGCATACAGCCATAGCCTTACTTTCGGCGTGAGCAGTTGTCTCAACTTCTCAATCATCATCCAAACCTCAATCTTGCAGTAGGTATTCGACGGCGGGGGCGGTGTCGTAGTTCAGGTGCGGTCCTGTGCGTTTGATGAAAAACAGACCGGCGTCCAGGACGGCTTTGGTGAGGGCGAATAGCTCGATGGCTGGTCGCTGCACAATCTCAACGACTTGCGCCAGAATGGAATCGGGGCCGGTGAAGACGCGTTGACCGATGACCACCTTGTAGATGGATGTTTTCATTTCGCCGGAGTCGCCTTCGACATCGGTGTACATGTCGCCCTGGTGGGCGTAGTTACGCCACCAGTGCGGGGTATCGACCATCAGCTGATCGGCGATGCCGTGTGACTCGGGTCCGGGTGCCTGGCCGTTGGCGTCGCCGTAGGCTTTACCCTTCTCGCGCATGGGGTTACCCCATGCCACAGCCTTTTTGATCTTGCCGTATGCCCAGTGTAGGCGTCCGGTGAGCGGCCTAATATCGAGTTCCCATACCAGTGCGATGATGATGGCGCCTTGTGAGAAGCCGCCGAGTGCGCCGCCGAATCGCTCCACCTGTAGGCGGTGGATGGTGAGCTGGTTGACCAGCTCTTCGCGGCCTTCATCGATGGATGTGCCCATGGGGAACGGGGCAGCACGGTAGCCGATGGGCTGCCATCGGTACTTGCGCTCCACGGCCCGCGCGGTGTCGGCGTCGGGGCCGACCCACCAGGGCACGCCGGTTCCGCAGACCGTGAACAACATAGGCCGCTTATCTTCGGACACAGGGCGTTTCAGGTAGCCCATGGCGTATTTGGTTTCCAGGTTGATCACGCCGGGTGTGAAACTTCCTGGGGCGAGCTTGCCTTCGCTGACGTAGATCCCTTGCAGCTCGGTGATGATCGCCGTCAACTCGGGAGTAAACCGGGTGGTGCCGGGCGTGAGCAGGTCATCAAATCGGTCCCACTTGACCCGGATGAATTCGATGATCTTGCCGACTTCGGGGGAGTCGTCGCCCTCGCCGAGGCCTACGTATTGGCCGCTCAGATACATGGTTACGCCGCCTTCTTGTTGGTGAGTTCGGCGATGGCATCGACCAGGGTCTTGCCGCCGAGCTGTGGCCAGCCGTTGCCGCCTGGGCCGCGCAGTTGGTCCCAAATCTCTTCGAGAAGCTGGCGGTCGGTGCGGGGGTTGGCGGGGCCGGGCAGAACCGGGGGAGGCACGACCACGGGCGGTGTGGGTGGGGTCGCCGGGTCGAATTCGCCGCGCATGTCCTTGGCGATTTCGCCTCGGAACCAATTCATGTCGATGTTGCCGGGGTCCCACTTGCCCTGTGCGGCACCGGAATATTCCTTGTGGCCGATGTTGTGGCTGACATCGACGCCGAGCTTTGTCGTTAGCGCTGCGGCCACATCGCGCATGGCAATGATCTGCGCGTCGGGCCAGCGCTGGCCGGGATCGTAGGAGCCGTCCGGCTTGATGTCGGGCCACGCGCATTCGATGCCGATCATGTGCCAGTTGGCGTTGTTGGTCGGCAGCCACGGGTAGGAGCCTTGGCCCGCATGCCAGCAGACGCCGACCGCGACGATCGTGACCGTGCCGTCCGGCGCGATGTGGATGTTGGACAGCGGGCCCGGTAGGTCGGGGCGCCCGTTGCGAATCGACTGTGCCGACTCGCGGGAATTGCCGGTGTGGTGCCACATGAGGCCGCGAATGTCTTTGAAGTCGCCGTGTCCGGCGTTCTGCCAGCCGGGTAGCGTCTTGAGCCGATCGCCGAGCGCCGGGCGTAGAACGTCCTCAAGCCAGATCGGGTCGCCTGTCCATGCCATGCTGTTGCCTCCGGGTGGTGTTGGTTCGTCGTCGGATAGGGCGCGGCGCAGCACTTCCCAGGCTTCGGCCCACTTCTGCGCGTAGCGGTCGGGGTAGGAGCTGCGCTGGACGCGCTGAGCAAAAATGCCGGCAAGGGCGGGGTTGTCTGCGGCTCTTCGGTAGTCGTCGGGGAGCCGGTCAAAGAACATGCCCACTGAGCGGGCCAGGGTCATGCGGTCGTAGGCGGTGCCCCACCACGGCTCGCCGTTCGGGCCCGGCTGCTGCTGTAGGTACCCCGATGAGCGGCTGTCGTCCGAGGTGGAGTCGTGCGGATAGTTCATGGTCTCTTCGTCACGTGACGGGTTGGCCGGGCACCACCACTGACGTTCGCCGTTTTCGTCGTTGGCGCCGACCTCGGTGGAGATGGTCAT